TGGTTGTCGTAAAGCTAGGTGTGGTCGTTCCTGCTAATGTTGTGGTAGCACTTGGTAACGTGATGGTTGCCGTGACTGCGTCTGTGGCTTGTACTGTCGTTGACCCGCTAGAATTTCCTGCGATGACTAATGGCATTTAGATTACTCCTCTTATTACATTACGAGCTTCAGCCCTTAATGCACGAACTTCTGTTGTGTCTTTGTCGTAGTCAGCAGTCATCATAAAATCTGTAGATGCTAGGTAGGCTAGTGCCTCTTGACGCTTGGCTTCTGCTTCTTGTTCTGCTTGGACTAAGGCTAGGTCGTACTCAACAATGTTCTCGTCTTTGTCGTAGGCAATGTCACCACGAATAACAGTAACTTGTGGGTATAGCTTAAATATAGATTGATGTATCATGCCGCTATCTCCATTAAAATAATTGTTGAAATACCACCATTTCCAACGCTAATTCCCGCTGCCGCTAAATCATTAGCAAATTGTGTTTTATAAATAGTTGCTGAAGTTGTCGCAGGAGAGTCTAAATAACTAAAGGAACAATTTGCATATTGCGTCAAAGCCGTTGCTGTATAACCTATCGCATAACTAAAAATACCTAAATCAGTTGATGCTCTTAATAATTTTATCATCCCAGAATTATTTATATTACCACTAGTTCTGCTAACACCTGCATGAGAAGCCATAATTAAAATTTTACTTGTAGCACTTATTGGAGTTATCGTTGCTGTAAGTGTAGTATCTACAAAAGTAGTCGTACCATTTGATACACCAGCTGTTGTAGTTCCTTGAACCACTTGCAACACACTCCCTGTTGGCAGAGATGCCTTTGCCACACCACCACTCGCACTCAATGTGCCAGTTACCGCTACCCCTGTGGATGATATAGCCGCTATGGTTGTTGTACCACTCTTAATATTAGTGTTGCCCGATGTATCTACAGACATAAGGACAATCCCGCCTGTACCTGTTGTTACTGATGATATTGAGTTTGCCATTATTTGTTATCCTTTATCACAAGATTACCCAGCGACTGCCTGATGGCACGGTTACTGTTACACCACTATTGATGGTTACTGCGCCAACAGAACTAGCAGAGTAGCCTGTAGGTATTGTGTAGTTTGCGCTAATTGTCATGTTGTTTAGCACTAGACCATTTGATGCAGCAATCTGTGAAGCGTAAGCAGTAAGCGTATTATCTTGAGCTACAGCACGGTCAGCAGGATAGGTACAGAATACGTTTTTAGTACCTGCGCTAAACGATACAGCAGAGCCTGTAGACGATGCAATAACTGTAGTCCTAGCCAATGTACCAGCAGCAACAGTTCCTAGTCCTATCTCCCACTCAGAACCGCCTACGATAGCGTAGTAAGTTGTATTCCCGTTACCTATTGCAGAGGAAAATGTTTGAAAGCCACTAACAGCACCGGCAAGTGTAAGAGTGCCAGTACCAGTAGTGGTAGATGTTTCCTGTACCCTATCCTTGACTATAAGAGGCATAACTTACCCCTAAGATAATGTTACTGAAAGGCTGCCTGAAACGATTTTGAATATATCGCCAGTATCAATTGCTTTAGATACGTCTAATGGAGTGTGGTATAAAAGATTGCCGGATGTTGAAGCATCATATATACCGATCCATCCTACCGTACCCCACGCAGCAGTTGCCTGTGTAAATGTACAGTCTGCGTTAGATAAGCTAACACCGTTAGATGGTGCAGCAAATGTTACTGCTGTACGAGCATATGAACCACCTGTAACCTCTGTACCACTACCAGCATCTGTAGGATCGCTAGTGAATAGTGCAACATAAACTGCTGCTGGTGCTGTGAATGCTGTATTGCGTAGCGTTACATTAATTAAAGCATTTTCTAGGTAGTTTGACATTTCTGACATAATATTTCCTTTATCTTGTTGCTATTGAGATTGATATTGGTGATCCAGCATACTCGCCTTGATCATCTGATACAGTTAAAGCATTTAGACCACGATCATAGAGTGTAGCCCATGTTTGTAGTCTTGGGTCATTCATAATGTATGTTTCTGCCTCACCCAATGCACCATAAAGCAACAAGTCAGGACATATTGCCATAAATGCGTTTGATGGTACTAAGCTACTCATAAATGTAGGTGCAGAGTAATATAAAAGATTTACTGTGTAATCACTATCTGGTACAGGTGATAATTGAAACTCTTGAGCCAATACCGTATATTGTCTAGGTAACCCAGACTGAGTAGTTCTGCTATTACGGAATAATGCGCTAGGCGATAGATACTCTAGCGTAGCTGCTGGGTTAGTACCCAAGTGCATATCTCGCATCTGCAAGAAGTCTGATGGAAGCTCTACAGTAGAGTCACCAGCAGTTGTTGTTGTTGTTACTACCTTAAGCATCTGACGAATGCGTAGTTCCCTGCGTAAACGTGTTTCAGCAAGCCTGATAAAGTCAGGGATCATTGCTGTTAAGTCACTACGTGCAAGATAACTGGCGATAGTTGTTTGTAAATCTGAATAGTTAGTAAGACTCATATTCTACCAGCCCTTGTTCTGAATGCCCTGTTATCAGGATCGTTTAGCCATGCATGGAATCGTTTTGTATCTATTACTGCAAAGCCTCGTGTTATGCCTTGCTTCTCTAATTCTGCGAAAACTGTAAGTGGTATTGATGCTACCTTGTTACTGAATGCATCATCTCCCCATTTCTTACGTTCATCTTGTGCTGCATACTCTCTCTTATTCATTTCAAGAATGCCAGATATATCTTGGCTTTTAAGTATGACTAATTCATCACCGTTATCTACGAATGATGTGCTGGTAATGCCATTGGATAATATGTTACTCATAAGACCTCATAATAGGGGTGGCAGATTTCTCCACCACCCTTATAACTAACTACTTAGGTAAGATCTGAGATGATACCGTGTGCTGCTTCGTTCTTAACTTCTAGTGTGTACTCTACTAAAAGTTGAGTTACATCAGCGTCACCAGTTTTAGCAAGCTCATTAGTTTGGAAAGGGCGCAAGTAAGCTACTGCTGCCATTTCTGGATCTAACAAGAATGCTGTGTCATCTGAGTCAGCGTTAGGAATGAAACGATTTGGCACGATAGAGATTGTACCGAAATCTGAAACATAAACGTCTGCTGCACCGATGATTGATGCTTGAACATTGCTAGGTACGTCTTTATAACGTGTAGCGATACCGGCAAATGTAGATGCAACTACTTTTTGAGCTGGAGTTACCATCAAGATTGTTGGTGAACCACCGCTTACGTAAGCAGCTTGGATAACTGTGTTTAAGATAGTTGCTGTGAAAGCACGGTCTGTACCAGTAGTACGTGCAGTAGTACCAGAAGCACCAGCAGAACCACCAGAACCGTTAGAAGTGTTTGAAGCTAACCATGTTTGTAGACCACCCAAAGTACGAGCAGTTGTAGCATCACCAGCAGCAGCAACTTGGTTGCTCAATAGGATAGCTTCCATGTCACGTTTGATTTCGGCAGAAGCCTTAGCCAATTGGTATGCTTTCTCAGATTTACGACCAGCTTTGTTAACTGTTTCCAAAGTACCAGAAACTTTAACAGTTTTAGCAGAGATTTGTGTGCGATTGCCAATACGTACTGATGGTGATAATGTTGCATCAGATGCAGCAGCTCCCTCAACTACAGCGTTAGAAGTGTTTACAGCAGCAAGGCTGTCTTTTTGCCACTCGTGATATACGGCAGTAGCTTTAGTTTTACCAACAGATGACATGAATGGTGTATCTGTAGGTGAAATGTTGTAGATAACATCAGATAAATCTTCACGATTACCGATGGACTGATAGGTTTGATATGTAGCCATTTTAATTCCTTAAATAAATGTTTCAAATGCAGAAGCTGCGTCACGCACCCTGCCTGTTTTTTGTAATTGCGCCATAGCACGTTTCCCCTGATCAGTATTTACGGATGTATTACTGTTACCAGATTTAATCGTTCTAGGTGCTTCGCTAACCCTCTTGTTTAGTTGAGGCTTAGACTGTTGTAATTTATCGTACTGCATTGCTTTGTACAATGCTATAACGTGCCGAGAATCTCGTACTTGAGATAGCTCTTGGTCTGAGAATCCTAAGTTCTTTGCAAACTTACGCAAATCTGATCTTAGTGCCTCGCCTTTTACTGGATCGCTGTACTCTGGTAATGACTTAGATAATTCAGCAGCTTGTTGAGTTAGGTATTGTTGCAAACCTTGCTGTTGCTCCGCTTGTTGCTGTTCTGCAATGCGTTGTCTTTCAGCTTGTATTGCCAATAACTGCTCTTTATTCTGCGACATCTCTGCCACCCTTACAGCGTAACCAATTGGATCATTCTCTTTTAAAGAGGCTAGATCTTCCTGTGGTTGTTGAGCATTAAGTAACTGCTCCATTGCTTGCAATCGTTCTGCATAAGCGTCACGCATATACTTGGCTTCATCAATAGCTCGTTGTTCAGCCTCTACTACTTTGCGTTGCTCTGCTAGACCTTGCGTTTTTTTGGTATAGTCAGCACCTTGTTGGGCTAGTGACTTTAATTCAGTTAAGGTTAGTTCTTTATCTTCGCCACCGACTTTAACATTGAATCGTTGTTCGTCTTGGTCTGGATCAGAATCCTCTGAGTTATCATCTTCTTGCTCTTCTGGTTGCTCTTCATTACCTTGCTCTTCTTGCTCTTCTGGTGCATCTTCTGCTTGCCCTTCTTCGGGTGCTTCATCTGATCCCATTAGACCTAAGAATGCATTTGTTGCCTCACTAATAGTTCCATTGCTTTGTGTGTCACTCCCTGATGGGTTGGTGTCGGTAGTCATTTAAATCTCCAAATGCTAGTGCGCCTAGCCACGTTTTATAGATACTATAAAATCTTCCAGCGTTTAGCGTTAATCTTTCTGTCATCAGCCATTGCTTCAATGTGCGACTTAATATCACGAATAGCTATCAACTTGACGTATGCATCTTGACGTTCATCGTAGTCATAAAGTGGTGAGTTAGACCACCTCTGCATCTGTATATCTTCCATCTCTTTAAACACATCCAAGAACTTTTGATCTTGGAGCATATTATTAGCCCACTCTGAGTTAGTCATTTAAACCCTATATATAGTGATTAATCAAAATTATCTACTACATCTTGTGGTACAGCATTTATACCACCTTTTACGATTGCATTCAAGTTAGAAATTGCTTTCATAATAGAATCAAGTTGTCCTGCCTGAGTTTTACTATCAGACTCACTAGCCTTTAGTTGAAGCTCCTGCTCTTTCAATCGTAGTTCGTCTTGCTTAACACGATAGTCAGATTCCATCTTGGCAGCCTTTTGCTCTAACTCTAAATTCTTACGTTCATTGTCTAACTGCATTTTTTCACGATCTAATTCTAACTTAGCCTGTGATGTTTGTGCATTAAGTTGAGTCTTATCTGCTTCAGCCTTTGCGTATAACTGAGCAGCCTCAGAAGTTGGATCAGCAGGTGGTTGTGATGCTTGCTGTGAAATTTGCTGTTCTATTTCTGGTGTAATGTCATTGATGAATGATGTTGTGTCCTTGAACCCAGCCATTTCAATCATACGACCTAGCGTACCACGATACTGAGTCACGGTAACCAATGGGTTATTAGCACCGTACTTACCGATGATCTCTTCCTGTTTAGCCATGATCATTTGCAACATAGCGATCTGCTCTTGACGATTACCGTTACCAAGACCAACATTGATGCTCACATCGTATAGGTTAGACCACTCACGAGGATCGTAAGCTACCCACTTGCCACGCATACGGATTGTTTTCTCTTTTGTTTGGTATTTGCACAATAAATGTAATATACCTCTGAATAATGATTTAACACCTGTTTCAGCAAACAAACGAGCCATTAGCTCTAACTTACCTGCCGACTGTTGCATCATCGCTGCTACGGCAGTTGCTGTAGTGTTCTGAAGCACGTTAGCATCAAGACCTTGTTGCATATCACTAACACCAGTACGTTTAGCCTGTACAGCGTCAAGATATTCCATCATAGGAAATGATTGACCTGCTGTATTTTGTACTGTCAATGGTACGATGGCATTAGGATTTTTCATGCGGACAACACCACCTGCCGTGCTAGTCAATAGATCATCCAAGTTTACTTGACCTTCTACAGCACCAACACGATAGTTGTTTGTTAAGTATAGGTTATCAAGCAGCTGACGTAGGATCGTAGACTTAGTAAGTTGCAGATCCATTGTACGATCAGCTAATGATTGACCAAAGAATTTATGTGGAATTGGAATTGGGCATATAGAATGGAATGGCACGTAGTCACACTCTTCATCTGATAGGATCTTCTCACCAGCCATGATGATTCTACGCATCTCTAGTAGACCATCTGATCCTGTATCTACCTTGATGTAGCACTCAAATACTTCTACCTCTTCCATTGACTGGTCTGTGCTTTGTGCATAGTCAGGCTGCTCATCACGACCAAACCTTGCTAGACGTTCTGGTGCATACTCTAACCTGTCACCAGATGGAATTGTATCTACCTCTGTCTTGTCATATCCCATTGCAATCAAGTCACCACGAGAAATCATCCTACGATGTGCAGTAAATGGTGAATCTTCAATAGTCTTGGCACGTTTACTGATCAAGAACTCTTCTGGTGGCACAGTTTCAATAGCAATACGACTCTTGTCGTCAGTACGTTGTATCGTTACGTTATGGCTTTGATAGGTGATGCCGTCTGCACCAATGATGTTATCTGTAGAGTGCTTAACTATCTCGTACTCTTCTGTCTGCATGATCATAGCTAACTCGTCATCGCTAAGACCTTTGTACTTCTCTTTGGTGATGTCTTTCTTCTCTTCCCAATAGGCTTTGACTACTCCTACCTTCTGAAGTAATGCATCCTTGAACCAGTTGTGCAAGATTAAGAATCCATCGTTGTCTTTATAGAATACCCAATTAGCCATGTCACTAGCCTGATCAGCTAACTCTTCTTCACCATCCTTAGTAGGCTCAAATCGTACAGCATCCTCGCATGATGTGAATACACGTATCAGTTGTGGCAATGCACCGTCAATCGCCTCTGCTACCTCACCAGTAACGACCTGTGACTTAC